TGACGAGGGCTCAATATGAGATTCTGATTGAGTGGTACAGGAACGCGCTCGGAGGCGGAGCCGGATGGTTCCGTTATCCCGACCTCTCGGCACTTGACGGGACGCTCGCGACCTACATGATGGATTCTATACCCGAGCCCTCCGGCACTCAGGACTGGATTGACGTGGGCATGAAGTTCAGGGAGGTTCCGGCATGACGGCAGACCAGCTCTACGGCATTCTCACTCATTCAGGAGCATACAGCCTCCCGTATCTCTTCCGCTTCCACCATGACAGCTTCGGGACGCTTCTTCTGTGCGGAAACAACGAGGCCATAACGTATGACGGCGAGACCTACCTTCCGGCGAACATAAGCTACTCGCGCCCTAAAAGCCAGAACGGAGTGCTTACGGGGGGAACCCTCACCGCGTCGCTCATCGGAAACTCGCTCCCTGAATTTTTCGCGGCGGGGGATTTCCTCATGTCCGTGGAGGTCGTGGGAGTGGTCGCGGATGGCGGGACGGTGGAGCCGTTCAGGATGTTCCGGCACCGCTACGGTGACATGACGGTATCAGGAATGGAGCTGACAATCTCGTTCACTTCGGACGACCGCATGGGAATGACCTTCCCGCCGGACATCTTCGACGCTGACAACAACAGGGGGAACGCATGATTGAGATAACCGACCTTCTCGGGAAACCGTACACGGACGGAGGACGCGGCCCCGACTCTTACGACTGCTACGGAGTGGTGCTGGAGGTCGCGCGCAGAATGGGAGTGGAGCTGACGGACATCCGGCACGAGGGGCACGGGCTTGAGCTGTGCGGATTGTGGCCGTCTCTCGGCAAGAACGTGCATCCGGTGGACCATGCGGAGGAGGGCGTGCTCGTGGAGTGCGAGGCGGACGGAGAGCTCCATTTGGGGCTTGCGCTCGACAGGCGGATGATGATACACGCGACGTACAACCGGGGAGTATGCGTCCATCCCATGTCGCTTTTTAAAATAAGGAGGCTCTATGGCATCGGTATACAGATATGACGGCGCGGGAAACGACGTATCATTTATCAACATCTCAGGAAAAATCAGTGACTGCATCGACGCTGACTGGGACCAGTACATCCTGCTGAGAGCCGGGGAGAGGGTGACACCCGACCTTGTGCCGGAAGCCTCGGACATAATCTACATGAGGCGCATCCCAAGGGGAACGGCGGTCGCAATCACACTCGGAGTCGTCGCACTCGTGGGAGCCGTGGGCGCGGGAGTATACTCTTATGTCCAGCAGAAAAAAATCAACGAGTACCAGGAGAGGCTTGCCGAGAACCAGAAGAAGATGTCTTCGGGAAGCAGCGTCCAGAAGCTCCCTTATGTGAGAGGCGCGGCGAACTCCCCGGCCACAGGGCACTCGTTCCCGTACATCCTGGGAGAGACGCTCTTCACTCCCTACAAGCTCTGCCCGGACCACATAAGCATCTCGGGGACGGACGGAGCCGACCAGTACTGGTACATGGTCATGGAGTGCGGTTTCTCCTCCCTGTGCTTCCGGAAGATGATGCTCGGGTCAAACAAAATCATCAGCTTCTCAGGCGACACCCCGCAGAGCGGAACGTTCAGCTTTGATCAGGGAGCCTACTACGACGCGGGAAACTTTGCTGAAATAAGGCAGACCGGAAATTTCACCGAGCCTGAGTTCAACCGCAAGGTGATTTACTCCAACTTCATGGAGGAGATACCGCACCGCCACATCCCCAGCGACGCGACACAGCAGGAGGCGCAGGAGATTGAGGACGAGTGGAGGCGGGGGCTTGTCAAGCAGCTTCCCGACCACGTGATGTCGGTGGAGGTCATAATCATGTTTGACGGACTCCGTAAATTCGACGAGGATGACGGCGCGTGGGTCTCCGCTTCCGCGACGCTCCAGGTACAGTGGACCAACGTTGATTCCCCGGAGGAGTCGGACTGGCACAACTTCGACCTTGCCTTCAATCAGAACGGAACGCGCAGCAACTCATTCTCACGGAACGCCCGGAAGCAGCTGAGATACTCCACGACGCAGACTTTCACCCCGGCGCAGACAATGGGAAAGAACGTGAGCGTGAGAATCCGGCGCACAACCCCGAAGTCAAGCGGAACCGCAAAGGACACCGTGTATCTCATGGCCGTGCAGTCATCAATATACGACGCGGAAAAAAGCACCAGTCAGGAATTCGTCCCGGCCATGCCGCTTGAGGCACCCCAGAGGGACAAGTGCACGAGAATCGGAATCAGGATCAAGAGCACTTCCGCCACCGACGGCTACATGGACTCATTCTCCGTAGTCCAGTGCGGATGCTGCCGTACATGGGACGGCTCAGCATGGTCCGTCGCGAAAGTCCCGGAAAGGAACCTTGCCGCATGGGTGCTTGAGATACTGACAAGCGGAATCCACGAGCCGTCAAGATACCTGGACACAGAGCTTGACCTTGAGACGTTCGGCGAATGGTACGAATACTGCGAGGAAAACGGAATCTACGCGGACGGAGCCGTAACGGACGCGACGGCAAAAAAAGGACTTCTTGAGAAACTTCTTGCCAACGGAAACGCAGCCCTTGTGATGAACGAGAACTCGGGGCTCATGGAGGTCGCCGTGGACTCCGGGCGTGATTATCCGGTCGCCCTCCTCACGTCCGACAACATGATCAGCATGACGGCGACAAAAACCGTGCGGAGGATTGCGGACGGGGTCAAGGTCACATACGTCAACAGGGACGCGGGATATGAGGCGGACAGCGTTACATTCATGCGGGACGGCGGAGGATATGACCCGGCATCCGACACCCTCACCACGACGGCCCTCTCATACATAACGGACTACACGCAGGCGTACCGCAGGGCATGGCGGACAATGGCGGAGGAAATCGCACGTCCCATGTCGGCTACCGTCAAGGTGGGACAGGGCGGAAGTTTTTACCGTCTCTTCGACTGCGTTGACCTGCAGCACGACTCGCTGAGCATCGGACTCGGCCACGGTATTGTAAAATCTCTTGCCTGGACAAACGGAACTCTCTCGCACATTGAGCTCGCGGGATTCGTGGATTTCCCCCAGTCTGGAAGGTGCGGTGTCATAATCAACTGCACGTCAACGCCAGGAGTAATTCCACTTGAGGTGTCGGGAACCGGGCGCACGTCCATTCTTACGGTGGTCACGGAACTCTCGGAGAATGCCCGGAAGATTCCCTCTCCGGGTGACAATCTTAGCTTCGGGCTCCTTGACAATGACGGCGGATTCTCACGCATAACCACCCGGATGCTCATAACGGACGTTTCCCCTGATGATGACGGCTACACGCTCCAGCTCACCGAGTACAACGGGGATGTCTACACATACGGAACCTTGCCGGAATACAAGTCCAACATCACGCCGAGGCCGGAATCCTCCAAGCTGAGCCTGAGGGACGTGCGGGAATACGCGGAGCCGTCAGACGTGTCGGCGGCGGTCGCGGCGCTTGAGGCAGGGACTGGTGAGACCGCCGCTCCCCCTGATCCTGTGGCGGGACTGACTGCGGCAGCCGGGGAAAACGGAATCTCGCTCTCATGGAGAGCTCCCGGCAGGGGGCTGCGAAATTCTGTACAGAAATACGAGATACAGATTACTTATGACAGAACTGCGTCCGAGCCGGAGTGGGTTTCCGCCGGAACCAGCAAGACGAACTCATTCACGTTCCTGTTCCAAAGGAGCGTACACGGCTACCCGGAGGCGGACGCTTTCCAGACATGGGCTTTCAGAATCAGGACGGTCAACGTCTACAGTCTTGCGAGCGAGTGTCCGGCATGTTCGGTTGACACCACGTCATACGGAACGTGGCAGTTCGGGCAGTCCGTGCCGGACGTGAAGATACAGCAGAACAACAGTACCGGGCGCGTATTGCAGGCGACATTCAAGATGCCCGCGAGAAGCGACCTGAGGCAGCTGTACGGCTCCATAAGATACCGCGTCCAGATACAGAGGCGGATTGAGCCCGGCTATGTTCCGGCAGGCGGCGAGGATTACGATGGTCCGGATGAATGGTGGGCTCCGTCCACATCGGCCAATCCGTATGACGGGGAGAACAACTACAAGGATGAGGGCGCTTCGCCTGATTATATCGTCGCACAGGAAACGTACTTGCAGACCTTGCCGCTTGCGGGGCAGTCTTTTGTCGGCGGAGGAAAGACGCAGAACACCCCCTACAGAATCCGTGTATGCGCGGAGAATGAGGCGGGAACTTCCGGCTGGGCATATCCGGCACCGTTCACGGCGACAGTCACGGGAATCTATGATTTGGTCAAGGCGAACGAGACGAGCAAGAGCGCATATATAACCGAGCTTTCGTCAATATGCGCCAACTTGGGAAGGATAACGGGCGGAAGCATGTCGGGCGGAGAGCTCAACTACTGGACGCTTGAGACGCTCGTGAACGCTGTCACAGACGAGAAGAACAAGGATTTCATGGGTGCGTTCAGCGTAGGCGGCGAGGACGAGTACCTCCATGTAATTCCGAAGGTGAGCATTGACGGGCACACGATAGACGGGTACTCAATCATATTCAAGGTCGGCAAGTTTGAAATCAGCTCGGAAAGCTCGAAGCTCAACGGAGAGTTCATAATCCAGTCCAGTGAGGACGCGCTCGAAAGGACAAGGCTCACTCCCATCGGCACTTTTTATGAGTACCGCGACACGAAGGAATCTGATGAGTGGAAGCTGGTGGCGAAGCAGGACACCGGGGGGATCCTGTCCGAGCAGGTGTACTCGAACAACACGCTTCTTCTGTCCAACGCCGGGATAAAGGCGAGGCGCGAGGGGGGGCTTGACATAGGAAGGCCTTACCTTTCAACATCCTCATGCGTCTACCACTTCGACACGGATGCAGTCAACGAGCGCACGAGGGAGCTCACGGGAAGCGTCCTTGACCAGAACGGTCAGACGGGACTCACTGTATCTGTGGCGAGCGGCGGACACGCTAAGGAGGTCGGAAGCGAGCAGGGAGACCAGTACCGCCCGGCGATTCAGGTAAAGGCTCCTTATTCGGAAA